TCAGACTTAAGCGATAGGGTTTTAGAATTTTCTGTTAATAAAAGCGCTTCTGATTTAGGAGTTAGTGGATTGCCAGTAGGACAACTTCTTGCTTCAACAGGATCAATCTCATTATTTGATTTTGACGATGCCTTTCATCCCTCAAATAGTTTAAGTATTATTAGTAAATATGTTTCTAAAAATATTCAAATTAAACTTTATGAAGTTATTACAGACACTGCTGGAACTGAGCACTATCTATCAATTAAAACTATGTACTCTGATGGGTTTCCAAAACTAGACAATCAGTCTAAAGAAGTTTCTATAGACCTTAGAGATTTATATTTTTATTTTGAATCACAGATTGCACCACAAATGCTATTAACTAATGCCTCTGTAAGTTCTGCAGTTTCTATACTTCTTGATTCAATAGGATTTTCTAATTATGTTTTTAAAAGAGTAGAGGGCGAATCAGAAGTGATAATTCCATACTTTTTTATTCCTCCAGAAAAAAGTGTAGCCCAGGTATTAGAAGATATTGCACTATCAACACAAACGGCAATGTTCTTTGATGAGGACAATAACTTTGTAATGATGAGCAAAGATTACATAATGCCATCAAAAGATCAAAGACAAACAGATATAACTCTGTACGGTTCAACAGATTTTTCTGATAGCGGAGTTATTAAAAATGAAAGAACCAATAGCAAACTTTCAAATATTTTAGAAGTAGCCTCTCAAAACAACGATGTATATAATGGTGGAAAGATTGTTTACACTACAAGGCATATACAAAGATCAGTAGGAACAGTAAAGCAAGCAAGTCTTGTAGACAATGAAAAGGTTTGGATATATAAACCAGTTCTTCTTTGGGCACTTGGAGGATCAGAAAAAACAAAGTCTGTTAATTCAGAAGTTGGAAATCAGTCAACATATTTACTCACTGCAATACCATTAAACTCAAACCTATCTTTAAATGTTCCATCAGTAAAAAATAATCAGGTTATAGATAACATCATAGACTTTGGTGAGGCTTCTTATTGGATGACAAGATATAATGGATATTTTTATTCTAATGGAGAAGTTATAAAATTTGATGCAGTCCAGTATAGTGTTTCAGGCACTGGAGATGTTTGGATAAATAGCGTTCAAGAATATGACAAATATTTTTCATCATTGCCATTTAATGGAAAAATTTATCCAACAGGTTTAGTAAGGATATACGCTGAACCAAACTATGAAGAAGTTGCTGGTATTACAAAACTTAAAAATGGACCAGTAGCAAAACATGGTAGAGGACAATTTGGAACACCAGTTGCTTTTCACACAGCAGGAATTGATCCATATTGGTCTAACAACGATAACGTTCGTGGTTGCACTATGGATTCAAAATATTTGTTTGAATTAAATCAAACAGTGCCTACAACAACTGTTGGCCCAGCAGGAGTAAATAATGTGCTTGCTCAAAAAACATCAAGAAACGGTATTATTAAAAACTTTTTGTCATCTAAGTATATTTCAGAGTCTGACGTAAATGCAATGCTTTCTACGCAGGCTGGAACTGTCCAGTCTTCAGCATTAGTTATGAATGGTCCAGCCTTTACAACCACAGAGTCTCCAACTAATTTTATTTCTTATGTATATAAACCACTAGATAATAAATTTAAGCACTTTGGAACAAGGCTAAGAATCATTGGTAAAATTGAAAATGATCAAAATAAAGGACAAACACCCGTTGGTTCTTCTGTATATTATCAAGTTTCAGGAACCACTCCAGATAAACCTATAAGTGTTACTGGAGGTTCTGGTGGTCTTGCTGTCATGATTAATCCATTAACAAATAATGGATATTATTTTGAAATTATTGGTCTTTCTTCAATACCACTAAATAGTTCTAAAAAAACAGAAGTAAGCAATGTGATGTTTTATAAAGTAAAAGCCTCTGGAACATCTGCTATCCCAATTAAGTTGTATCAAGGACTAGCAAGTATTAACGTTGATGATGGAACACTTACTGGTAAATATCGAATGGCTGCAGAAAAATCTCCAACGGTTTATGATCTATCTGTTGAGTATCAAGATATTGGAACAAGAAGAAGGTTCTTTTTATATTTAAACAATAATCTTATAGCAACAGTAGATGATGAAGATCCACTTCCAGTATATAATAATATGGCATTATTTGTCCGTGGCTCATCAAGGGTTATGTTTGAAAATATATATGCTTTAGGAAATAACTATTCTCAAAACACTGCTTTTAAAATTAATACGCCAATCTCTTCAGTGTTTGGAGATCCAGAAGTTAGTGCAAACAATTCTTTTGAAAAGTACGCAATGAGTGGTGTAATTCAAAACACATATCTGTCGGGAATAAGTTCTGCAGAACCACCATCATTTAGTATGTACTTTGATGAGTTTGGAACAATTATGAGAGAAGCAGCAACCTTTAATATTAAATATGATCAGGCATACCCAGCACTATATGCACAAATATCTCCAACATTTAATAGACTAAAAGGATATACTGTTTCTGGATTTAGAGCAGGATCATACGGTGCAGAGTTTATGATATTTAATGCTACAGATACTAATTTAAGTTTAGATGAAACATCTGGAAACTATCTTAGAATACAGGGTATAGCATTTACACAGGAGTCAAATCAAGATCTAACAGTTGATGAATATTTTTTAAAGAATAGCAATTTGGCTGATCCACAAATGGCTGGATCTTCTTTGGTTTCATATCCATTTAAAGTTGCAAAAGATTATCAAGATATTAAGTTAAGCAGAATGTCCTACGGTAAAAAAGAATTTACCTTAGAGGTTCCCTATATTCAATCGCACGACGCAGCAGAAAATTTAATGGCTTGGGTTATTAAAAAAATAATGAAACCAAGAAAATCAGTTGGAGTTAAAATTTTTGCAAATCCAATGATTCAATTAGGGGATATAGTTAGTTTAGATTATGTAGATAATGAAATTAATATGGTTGCACCAAAAGATAGCAGGTTTGTAGTGTACAATATAGAGTATTCAAAAGATCAGAGTGGACCATCAATGACAGTGTTTTTAAGTGAGGTAGTCTAATGGCAACAGATGCAGTGGCAAATCAATCTACAAGCCTTTTTAGATCGACAGGTGCTGCTTCAGTAAAGGCTGCAGATCCACCACTAATTGCGCTTAGCAATCCAACTCTAAGTGAAGACAAAATGATAGAGTTAGTTTTTGAAAATATTGGGGGACAAGAATTAATAAACATTACAAGAAATGACATAGTTAATGGACAAGATGTTTTGTATAGCCCTATTAAAAATCTTAAGGACATATATCTTCAATATAACCCAAACAATATTATTAAAATTGAAAATACTTCAGACACATATTTTAAGAATTTTTCAATAAGACTAGAAAATAAACTTCCATATAGCGGCACAGGCCTAAATGGAGAATACCTTCCGTACAAGGGAACTGGTCCAAATGGAGAGATAGTGTATATAGATCAAACTACTGGAGATCTTATTATAAATGTTTCATCAATTGAGCCTGGTGAGCAGGTAGATGTAGAAATATTAAACAGTGGTGAGACACTTAATGGTACAATATATGGAGAGGAGTCATAAATGATAACTAATACAGGCAAGAATATTTTGGCCAAATATCTTATTGGACAGGCCCCTGCCTACGCTTCACATATTGCAATTGGTTGTGGGCCAAAACCTCTTCTATCACTTTCGTGTGACATTAAAAAGACTTCGCTTCTTAATAATATAGCCACAATAACTACTTCTAAAGAAGGTCTGATATCTCCCCATGGGCTATCTGTTGGGCAAAAGATCATAGTGTCAAACTCATTAAAGAGCAATATAGACGATGTGTATCTTGGCAAGTACACAATACTTTCTGTCCCATCACCAACAACTTTTACGTATGCTTTAACTGGTACAGACTTAACTGAAGAAACACTTTCTCCAGTTGCTAAAGCCTCTGTAGAATTTTCAGACAAAACTTCTTTAGACTTTGAGATGTTTCGTGTGCCTATTACTTCTCGTGGATACGTTACTGAAAACGGTCAATCAAAAATTGTTTTTACAGCAGAACTTCCAACAGCAGAAAGATATGAAATAACTGAAGTAGGTGTTTGGTCTGCAGGTGCTAATCCAACTGCAGGAGCCTATGATAGCAAAACAATTTATTTATTTAATGAAACAGACAAGTGGGAATATCACAATGAAAATGGGGCTGTTGCAATTACTCAAATTTCTACACGATTAGACTCAGGCTCAACGCCACCAGACAATATTATAACCACAACAAATCAAGTATTTAAAACAAACGCAGATAATCCAACCTTTACTGAAGCAAGCAGACTTGAACGGTATGAAAGATGCAGATTCTTAAATAACGTAATGGTTATAAGGGGAGACATGAGCAATCTGTCCCTTACAAATGGAGTAGTTGGTATTCCAACAGGAGCAACTCACATACACTTAACTGGAGAAAGTATTGATTTTGATAAGAATGCTCCTACTGATCAACTCAAACTTGCATTTTCTGTTATAAATAAAGATGGAGAGTCAGCAACTCAACCAGATGAAGTAAGAATTGCAATTGAATTTTCAGACACAGATGAGGCAAATGCTACAGGAGCACAATATGCAAGACTTGGGGTAGCAATAAAAGAAACAGACGCAGGTGTTGATTTTGCAACAAATAGATATTTTGTTTCTTCAGTTGCTCTTGAAGACTTAGTTAAAACAACTGGGTTTACTTGGAAGGTTGTTGATGTTGTAAAGTTTTATGCTACAGTAATAAAAGGAACTGCATTGGTTAGTAATAAATCTGCAACCTCTACTGTTGTAACCTTAACAACTTCTGCGAATCATAGTTTTGCTGTAGGAGACAAAATTATTGTTGCTGGTTTGGGAAACTCTGAAAGATTTGACGGTACATTTGAAATCACAGAAGTTACATCAAATACCATAAAGTACAACAAAACAGGAACAGCAGTATCTTCAACTGCAGTTTCCCCAACAGTACAGATTGCGTCTCCAAGCGATGACTACTACGTTTGCTTAGATGCACTAAGACTAGAAAACATTACTTCTTCTAATCCAGTCTATGGCTTGTCTGGTTACTCTGTAATTAAAAATACTAATTCAGAAACAATTGTTAAGAATGCAAATACTACAAACCACATTGAGTTTAGATTTGGAATGGACGTTCTTTAATGTCAGATCCAACAGTAAAAAAGGTAATAATTAAAAAACAAGACCTTCCAGCATTTAGTGGCAAAGAACAATCTTATATTGTAAGATACAGGATAGTTTCTGAAGATAAAAACAGAACTTCTCATTGGTCTCCGTATTACTCTTTAGAAGTAGCAAGCGAGCCAGATTTAGAGTGTTCTGTATCAATAAGCAATAGAATTGTTAATATGGTCTGGGCAAGTCCAGAAAATGAGATAGTTGTATCATATGATATTTATTTTAAATACGGCGCTGCCGAATGGAAGTATGTTGCAACTACACTTGTTAATCAATTTTCAAGTCTAATTCCAGCATCGGTATCTACTTTGTCTGTATCTTTGCATAGAAGTACATACCCAAAAACCTACTATTCCTCTAATGCTTATTTTACTTCAGATCCTATAACGGTTTAATGGTATAATAGTATTATGGCAAAAATTCCTTTACCTGAGCGTGGGCAACCATTAGATGTGACTTATATTTCTCAATTAGCCCAGGTAGTTAATGAGTTATCTAATGCAATATCACCATCAACATACAAGTACACATCTATTGATACTCCCAACGCTGGTAAACAAAATATAAAAGGAAGCGAAGCCAGAGTTATTGGTGGTATTGCAACAGTTGTTGCCAGTGGAACAAAGACCGCTGGAGAAGAAAAAGAGTTTACATATCCTTTTGCTGGAGAGTTTAAGTATGCTCCAATTGTAACTGCAACAGCCATCAACGTTGACAACACTATTGCTGGTAAAAATGTTACAGTTGTTTTAGAACCTCCTACAACATCTGGAATTAAAGGAACTGTAAGGTTTAATACAACTGGAGAGTTAGCAGTTAACGTTCATCTAATAATCATTGGCGTACCAAATTAATGCTGAAATGTAAAAAATGTAGAGGAAGAATGTTTCTTGATAGACAACACAGTACAGTTGGACACCTTGAAACATACTGCATGTCTTGCGGATCAAGAAATTTTTTTAATCCACCAGGAAGTTCTGCGGAGGGGTCATGGCTGTTAAAAAAGGAAGTATCGAGAGCGAAGGCTACAATGTCCTCCCTGTAATTCCAGGGAACAAAAAAGTTTGGTTTCTTAATGGAGACCTTGTAAGAATTTATCATCTTAATAAATCTAATGGCATTATGTCTGTTTATAATATTACAAAAGATCAAATTGAAAGTTGTTTAATTAGTGACTTTAAAAAGAAAAGAGAACGAGCATACACAGTTAGAGAGACTGCTGATTTAGTTAATCGTCATAAAAAATATATGCCAGACTTAATGAAGAGAGGCGTTATTCCTTTTCCAATGGGATCTCAAAAAGGTGGTGCAAGAGGTTTTCAAGTAAGGTCCTACTACTCAGAATCGCAAGTAAGGGACATTCGTGATATACTTGCTACACACCATATAGGTAGACCAAGAAAAGATAAATTAATTACTAATGATATTACGCCCAGCAAACAAGAGTTGACACGAAGAATGGGCGATGGTATACTTACATATAGGAGAACAGAAGACGGACAGTTCGTTCCAATTTGGAGCGAGTCTATTTAACGAAGGGTATGAAATGGAAAACGAAGACACAAAGGTATCTGTTACACTTGGGTACACGCTTAACCTTGGTAACTTTCAATCTCTAAGACTTGATCTTGGAATTGTTGATTCCCGCAAAAATGGAGAGAATGTAAACCAGGCTTTTGAAAGAGTCTACAAGTTTGTAGAAGATAAGTTAACTGAAAAGATTAACGAAGCAAAGTCTGAAATTAACGAGTAATGGCCGAACGCAAAGACCGTATGGCTTTGCTTTCAAGATACAGTAAGTATCATACCGCAAGGTACGAGTCAAAGCCATCACTTAATTTAAATGTAGAGCAGTGGGCATCAGATGCCCTTGTAGAGTCATACGGTATCTCTGGCTGCTACGATATACTTGAGTATTACTTTAAGGTTGCAGAGAATCCTTCTTGGAACTACTTTGCATACAATGCAGAAAAAATTTTACAGGCACAAAAAGATAAAAGCAGAGACGACAATGAGAGAGCAGAGCGTAGAAGAATGGCAAAGGAGTGGCTAAGTGAATAATACAGAGTCCAAACTAATTACTGCAGTTCTTCAAGACAAACAGATCCACGTACTTTTACAGGCCAATGTTGATAACCTTCTTAGAACTCACGGAGATATCTGGAATTTTATCAGGTTGTATTTTGAAAACAATAAGTCCCTTCCACCTGCAGAACTTGTTACAGAAAAGTTTAGAGACTTTGCTCCTATAGCAAATGTGGGAGCGACAAAGCACCACCTTGAAGAGTTGCAGGGTGAGTATCTAAATGACAGCCTTAAAGATATCTTAAGATCAGCAGCAGGCAATGTTCAAAATAATCAAGGCACTGTTGCACTAAATGACTTGATCACACAAACCTCTGAATTAAAGAAAAACACTTCAGCCATTCGTGACATCGATGTTACAGATCTTGAGTCAGCGATTGCTTACTTTGAAAATCTAAAGATCCAGCAGGCTGCAGGTCACGTTGGTATTAAAACTAACCTTCCAGGGTTTGATAACTACCTTCCTTCTGGAATTATGCCAGGGCAGTTGGGAGTCTTCTTAGCATACCCAGGTATAGGAAAGTCGTGGATGGCTCTATACTTTGCTGTACAGGCCTGGAAACAGGGTAAGACACCCCTTGTAATTTCCCTTGAGATGTCAGAAACAGAAGTTCGTAATCGTGTATTTACTATTATGGGTGAAGGTCTTTGGTCTCATCGCAAGTTAAGTAATGGAGATGTAGAGTTAGATACTCTTAAGGCTT